TATCAAGTTTATTGTAGCAGTAAATGAAGCGGAAGAACGACCAGATGGTACTAAAGGAACAGTTACCTTTGACCATATCGAGACTAACTCGTATTGCCGTAGAACCAACCGCAGAAAGTTACACCAGTACTTGACTGCACGTGGTGTACCTAAGAACGAACTCAAGCGTACCATGAAGAACCTTGGGTTTGATAACGAAGCATTAACACTATCAGCAAAAGAACGCTTTGCTATAGGTAAAGCTGTCGCAGCTAGAAAGGATAATTATGAAGGGTCAAAAACCACTTCACCTGTATAAAGCAGAAGAATTAAAAACACCGAAGCACTTGGACAAAGAGTACATGGTATTCGAGAAGTACGATGGCTGGTATGGTTACTTCGAGGATGGTCACATCTATTCATTCGCTAATCGAATTGTACCATCAATACAGTGGTTAGCTGACGAGATAGGCTTAGTGTTTGATAAGACAGAACACATAGCTGGTCGTTTAGTATTTGAGATATTATTAACCAATGAGGACGACTTCCACACACTTAATGGTATCTTAAACCGTAAGCGTGAGTCTGCTGTAGATGCTTATGTACGTGTCCATGATTGGATACCGTATAGAGATAATGCACTTCGACCACTTACAAATGCAGAACGGTACTCCAAAGCTTGTGACATTGTAACCCGACTAAACCATGACAGAGTACTAATAGCACCAGTGTTAGCGATAACTCCTGCTGTATGGTTATGGCGTGAGATATGTGAAGAGATATGGTCACAGGGTGGTGAAGGCATCATAATGAAGCAATCAGCTGCCGAGTATAAGTGGGGTGGTCGAGATACTACGTTACTTAAAATCAAATGTGAATGTACATTCGAAGCAGTAGTTGTTGGTGTAGTTGCCGGTAAACGTGGTGGTAAGTACGCAGCATCATTAGGTGCATTGCAAGTACAAACCAAAGATGGTACAGTACACACGGTATCAGGTATGTCAGATAACGAACGTTTATTATGGTGGAGTAACCATGACTTTATAATGGGCCAAGTAGTTGAGTGTCAAGCAATGTCAAAGTTGCCAGATGGTTCATACCGTGAGCCTAGATTTAAAGCAGTACGTCACGATAAAATGAAAGAGGACATTGATTAATGGCAGCCACCAAACTAAAGACTACACAGTTAGCAGGTGTCCTTAAACAGCTAGTAGCGAAGCAAGGAGGTAAGTGTGCAATATGCAAGCATCCGTTCACGTTGCGCGATTACGCGGTTGCTGACCACTGTCATACTAAGGGTTTTATACGAGGTGCTTTACATAATAGTTGTAATGGTATTGAAGGCCGTATTAAAGCTCTGGCACAACGTGGTCATACGGGTATATCGTCTGAGAAATATGTAATTGGTTTAGGTGCTTACCTAGCCGCACATGTAGTACCACAGTACCAGTATATACACCCAAGTCACAAGTCCGAAGACGACAAACGATTAGCACGAAACAAGAAGGCTCGATTAACCAGAGCTAAAGCAAAGGCAAAGTAATGAATATAGCCGCACAACTGGATTGGGAGGCTGAGTGCCTTAACCGTGGTACTGAGAGGTATTACGCTAATCAAACACGCTTACGTGATACAGGTCAGGCAGACCAAACAGACGTCGGCTCGTATTTACTAAAGAAACGTTTACTACTAGTAGCTGAGGAATTGGAGCGTATGGCTTACGATACTTCTACTGGTAGAGGCAACAAGTACAACAAACTGTTACGTCAGGTAGCAGTAGAAGACGACTTTATGAAAGTTGCATACATGGGCCTACGGGCAGTATTAGATAGCCAGATAGAGTTACGTAAAGACTCAGTTGCTGCTATCATAATGAGTATAGCAATTCGTCTTGAATCAGATTTAAAGTGTACCATGTTCGAGGCATCACACCCCGAATATTATGGTACGGTTAAGAAATCGTTTCAACAACAGAACATTACAGACTTTACCCACATGCACAAAGTAATGAGCCTCAAGTTCAACCAATTTGGTTTGGAATGGAATGAGTGGTCACAGACTTATAAAGCACATGTTGGGCAAAGAGTACTAACTGCTATCCTAGCGGTGTTTGATGATGTGTTCTTCCTAACGAAATTACGTGAAGGTAAGAAGACAACTAACATCATACGTACAACAAGTGAGTTTGATAGCTGGGCCAAAGAGTTTGAGAAAGAGCGTGGCTTAATGCACCCATACTTACTCCCTCTCAAGATTCCCCCTAACAACTGGTCAAGTCATTTGGCTAAGACCGCCTATTATACCAACCGAATGAATGCCAACCTACCGTTAATCAAGGCCAAGCATGGAGATGCACGTAAATTTGTATCACAACATGACCCTGTACAACATAGAGAAGCAATCAACAAACTCCAACAAACACCATGGAAAATCAACAAACAAGTATTAGATGTACAACGTGAGATATATGAACGTGACCTGAGCATAGGTATGCCATCCAGTTCACTTATCAAACCACCACCTTTCCCAGAGCATCTACAAGATGTAGCTAAGGAAGCATTGACAGAAGACAATCAATTAGAGATTGACAACTGGAAGATGATGGCCAAAGCAGCTTATGGTAGAGAGAACAAGCGTAAGGGACAGATACTGTCTTATATCAGAAGTTCAAAATTAGCATTAGAATTATCCGAATGGGATAGATTTTATTATGCTTATACATGTGACTTTAGAGGACGTATATACTGTGCCACAGCTGGTTTATCACCACAGGGTACAGATACATCAAAAGGTTTATTGTGCTTCGCAGAAGACGTTGTGCTTGGCGTAGAAGGTATTAAATGGTTAGCTATTCAAGGAGCAAATGTTTATGGAGAAGACAAACTCAGTTATGCTGGACGAGTTCAGTGGATTAGAGACAATGAGGATGGTATCAGAAGAACCGTTGACGACCCAATTGGTTCACGCGAGTTTTGGGGAGAGGCAGATAAGCCTTATCAGTTCCTTGCATTCTGCTATGAGTGGGCGAAGTGTGATTATGGACGGGATAGTGCAGCGACTTCTAAAATCCCAGTTGGATTGGACGGAAGCTGTAATGGGCTACAACACTTCTCCGCAATGCTCCGCGATAACGTTGGAGCAACTGCAACAAATCTCACAAATGCTGGAACCACACCAGCCGATATCTACTCCGAGGTCGCAAAAGTCTTATGCGGAAAGTTGGAGAACTCGTTGGACCCACGCAGTGACATATGGCTACGTGTTGGAATCACCCGCAAGTGTACTAAACGTCCCGTTATGACATTACCGTATGGTGCTACACAGCAGTCGTGTAGAGCATACATCATGGAATATGTACTAGAGAATTGGGTTAAGTTCGACTTAGATGATAAGTTACAATTTGATATGGCCAAGTTCTTGACACCTTTATTATGGGATTCTATCGGTGAAGTGGTAATAGCAGCACGTGGGGCTATGTCATGGTTGCAGAAGAATACCAAACGAGAGTTTATGTACTGGTTAACACCATTAGACTTTCCGGTATATCAGTATTACCAGAAGACTAATGTGATTGAGATACGTACACAGATTTGTGGTGGTATAAGAGTTTATATCCAAGAGTACCTCAATGCTGAACCCAATAAGACCGGACAGCGTAATGGTATTGCACCAAACTTTGTTCATAGTATTGATTCTAGCCACATGGTGTTGACGATTAATGCAATGGGTAATGAATGTCTTGCCATGATACATGATGATTTCGGTACTCATGCTGGCCACACACAGAAGTTGTATGAAACGATACCCCGTATGTTCTTATTTATGTACGAGGACAAGAACCCATTGTTGGATTGGGCAGAGCAAGTAGGTGCTAATATTGATACAATACCAGAGATGGGAACGTATGATATTAAGGACATATTACACGCCCAGTTCTTCTTTGGATAGCCGACTTACAGAGGATTTAAACCATATGGCCCTAACTACGAGAGATAGAGCAAAGACGATAAATGACCTTGTATTTACTAAAGACCCAAGAGGATTAGTACAGAAGGATATTGATTATTTAAAGTCAGTGTTTAAGGACAGACCCATTAAACCAACCATGACACAGAACGAGATAATGTTCCAAGCTGGTCAGTTAGATGTAATTAGACACATCCAAGAGGTGATGGTAAAGTGACTCAAACAAATTTACTAACAGCAACAACATCCATCAACGATTTAGAAGATGTATGTAATGATGCTATTAAAGACGGTACAGCTGAACGTGCTGAGATAGCCATGAATGAATGGTTCTCTGACGGTACGTATGCTAGACAAGTTGTAATCCCCGCTAACACATGTTTAGTGGGTGAGACACATAAGGAAGAGTGGATTATCATTGTATCGAAAGGTATCATTGAAGTATCCACAGACGATGGCCCAGCCATTACAATTGATGCGTCCGAACGACCACAAACGTTTATTAGTAAAGCAGGTGTCAAACGTGCTGGGTTCGCCCACACAGAGACATGGTGGACGGGACTACGCAGAACCGATTTACTAACCGAAGCAGACATTAGAGAAGAACAGCTAGTGAATGACTCTAACAACTGGAATAAACTAATATGTGGGTCGCTACCGCAATAATCGTAACAACAACATTAGGCTCTACGCTGCTACAACAGAAGCAGAGCAAGAAGGCCGCTAAACGTGCTAAAGAGGATGCTCTCGAAGCAGACAAACAAGCACGTAAAGCAGAAGCATTCGCAGAAACAGAGGGTGAAGGTCAAGGTTCATTAGCACAGATATCATTAGATGTCGATGATGATGAGATTGATGATACAGCATCCACGGTGAGAATATGAATCCAGAACAACATGCAGAGAAGTACCTACAAGCTGACAATCATCTTAAAGGTGAGTTCAATCGTATGGCCTCGTTACGTGAGACTATTGTAACTCGCGTAGAACGTTATGCAGGTTGGACACTCCCAACGATATTCCCATCAGATACAGGTAGTAATGATGAAGAGTTTCAGAATGACTACCAATCCTTTGGTGCACAAGCAGTAAACAACTTAGCTAACAAGATTATGATGGCGTTATTTCAACCATCACGACCTTTCTTTCGTTTAACTTTAACTACTGAACAAGAAGAGGAAATCCTATTAGAAAACGCAGGCATGTCGCAAGCAAACATAGAAGAAGCATTAGCCGCAGGCGAACGTGGTTCAATGAGAGAATTGGAGAAGATAAATG